CATGTCCAAGTTCGAGGGTATGCAACTTCCAGGAGGTGTCACCATCTCTGGTCGACAGATACTTGAAGAAGCGAAGGGCGAGATAACTGAGTTGCGTGAGCGCATGCGGTTGGAGCAAGAAGTTCCACCCGACTTCTTTGTAGGATAAACAATGGCAACTTCTCGACATTTTAGACACAACGTTCGTTCCGAGCAGAACCTGTATGAAGACCTCATCGTAGAGTCTCTCAAGTTTTTCGGGACAGACATATACTATCTGCCACGCGAGGTTGTGGCACGTGATATGATATTCAATGACGAGACTCTTTCTCGTTTTGCATACGCATACAGGATTGAAGTCTACCTTGAGAACCTTGAGGGGTTTGACGGTGACGGTGATCTGTTCTCGAAGTTTGGCGTAGAGATTCGTGACGCAGCAACCCTGCTCATGGCACGTCGACGATGGAACAACGAGATACGAAAGTACCAAGAGACAACAGAAGAGAAATATTATCGCCCACGTGAAGGCGATCTGATCCACGTGCCTATGAGTGGATCTACTTTCGAGATAATGAAGGTTGAAGATGAGAACCCATTCTATCAACTGGGCAAACTGCCTGTGTTCAAGATGCGTTGTGAGTTGTTTGAATTCACCAATGCTGACTTCGAGACTGGTGTGCCTGAGGTAGATGACATAGAAGAATATGCAGCATATGAATACCAACTGACTATGGACGCTGCTGTTGGATACATCAAAGGCGAAACTGTCACACAGACACACGCCACGCATATCGTCAACGGTGAAGTGGTAAACTGGAAACCAGAAAGCACTGCTTCTGCTGGAAACATACTTCAACTGGCACACGTTGGCAACAACACTGGCGAGTACAGGGACTTCACTACATCCATCCCTGTCATCGGTACAGTGTCAGGCGCAAGTGCTACTCCAACCATCGTAGAAGAATTGCAGGAGATACAACCAGCAAGTCCTGGAGGTGCCGATGGCAACGTCGACTCGTTCAGTGTATCTGCATTTGAGTTCGTAGATTTTACTGAGACCAATCCCTTCGGAGGAATCATATAATGTTCGGCAAGCACTTCTACAATGAGCGTGTCCGCAAGTCTGTTGCCATCTTTGGTGCCATGTTTGATAACCTATACATCATTCGCAAGAAAGGTACAACAACATATGACCAGTTGAAAGTTCCATTGGCATATGCACCACAGCGTAAGTTCCTCGAGCGTATTGCCGAGATGAACAATGGTGAAGAAAACGAAAGGCAACTGGCAATCAAACTACCTCGGATGTCATTCGAGATAGTGAACATGCAGTACGATGCCCAACGACAGTTGCCCAAGATGAACACCTTCTGTAAGGCAGGTGAGACTCCAGGGAATGCCAAGAAGTTCTACACACCAACACCATACATCATCTCATTCGAGTTGAGCATATATGCAAAGCAACATGATGATGCGCTGCAAGTTGTTGAGCAGATACTCCCATACTTTGGTCCACAGTACACGCTGTCGGTCAAACCAGTTTCCGATGTCGACATAGTAGAAGACGTTCCCATTATCCTACAGTCAGTCGCATTCACGGATGACTTCGAAGGTGCTATGGAAGCAAGACGGACTATCATATACACGCTACAGTTTGATATGAAGATAAACTTCTATGGTCCAAAGGCAGACGATACTGCGATCATCAACCGTATCGACCTTGACCTATATAATATGGACGGTGCTACACCGAATGACTCTGATTATGCAAACACTGTGCGCTTGGAAACAAACCCAAACCCTGTGTCTGCTGATTCTGATTATACCATTGTGACGAGCATACTTGACAGTGACCAATTCGTACCACATACCCGCACGTGAGGAAGGATATTTCTTCCACGTAGAAGGCATAGAACTTCCTGAGGAATTGCGGGAAGTTCTTATCGCACAATCCAAACTCGATACTGTTCCACATTGGTCAGGCGACGACCCAACACGGGATGTTATCGAGCAATGGAATACGAGAGGACTCTTGCATGCACTGAGTACCATCGATCGTGTCAGACACTGCCCAAGTAATGAAGGCACCGACCTCATATGGAACGGTCAAGAACCAGAGGTCAGGACTCTCTGGAATATGCTGCACCCCGAAGCAAAGAAGCATGTGACATATATTATATTATCACGCTGCGCTCCCAATGGTTGGATGTCTCCTCATATCGATAAGTTGATATACGATGAACCACGCAGAGCAGTTATGTTCATGCCGTTGACACCATACTCTTCTTCCGACTGGGCACCATTGACATTCTATCCTCCAGAGGGTGGAACACTTGAAGTCGGATTCTCTCCGTGTTACGTTGCTGAAACCAATAGGGTGCATGGGTTTGATAACAATGACAACTATAGGGCAACGGTTGCAGTGGCATTTTCCTGCGAAGTGGAAACCCTATATACTCTGTACACTAAAGGAATGTTAATATCATGAGTGATGACAAAGAAGACAAGGACAATGATTACGAGTTTGCTCGAGAGACTCTGTATGATATGATATGTAAGGGTAGAGATGGCGTTGAAGAAATGCTTGAAGTCGCCAAAGCGTCTGAACATCCCCGCGCATATGAAGTGCTTGCCAAACTGATGAAGGATACTGCTGATGTATCTGGCCAGTTGATGAACCTTCACCAACAGAAAAAGAATATCGAGAAAGAAGACAAACCGAAGCAAGCAGCATTACCTGCTGGTGACACAAATATATTTGTGGGTTCGACCACAGAACTTCAGCGCATGTTGAAAGACATCAATGAGAAAGAAGTGAAGGAAGCAAATTATGATACCATCGAAGATAGTAGACTCGACGAAGAATAAAGGCGACACCAGTTATCTTGGTAATCCTCATGTCAAGAAAGATGGTATCGAAGAAGACTGGACTCAAGTCAAGGTTGCTGAATATGCCAAGTGTATGGCAGACCCAGCATACTTTGCTCGCACATACCTCAAAGTAATCAACCTCAACGATGGTCTTGTGCCGTTTGAACTATATCCGTATCAGGAAGAAATGTTCAACCACTTCAACAACAATCGATTCACCATCGTATTGGCATGCCGCCAGTCTGGTAAGTCTATCTCTTCTGTTGGATACATCCTCTGGTTTGCTCTCTTCCACCCAGAGAAGAACATTGCTGTGGTAGCAAACAAGGGGGCAACTGCCAGAGAGATGCTCTCTCGTGTTACTCTGATGCTCGAGAACCTCCCTTTCTTCCTTCAACCTGGATGTAAAGTACTGAACAAAGGTACGATTGAATTCAGCAACAACTCAAAGATATTCGCTGCCGCCACGTCAGGGTCTTCCATTCGTGGTCAGTCAGTCAACCTGCTGTTCATGGATGAGTTTGCGTTCGTTGAGAAAGCAGCAGAGTTCTACACATCAACATACCCTGTTGTATCTTCTGGTAAGAACACCAAGGTGATCGTGACGTCAACTGCCAATGGTATCGGCAATCCATTCCATAAGATATGGGAAGGTGCTGTGCAAGGCGTGAATGAATTTAAACCATTCCGTGTGGACTGGTGGGACGTTCCTGGACGTGATGAGGCATGGAAAGCAGAGACGATTGCGAACACTTCGCAGTTGCAGTTCGATCAGGAATTCGGTAACACGTTCTTTGGAACAGGTGATACCCTGATCAATCCAGAAACTCTATTGAACCTGAAGACTTCTCGTCCAAGGCAAACACTGGAGGGTGGTGATCTTCTTATCTATGATGAACCTCGCAAGGGTTCTCAGTACGTCATGTGTGTCGACGTGGCGAAAGGTAGGGGGCAGGATTTTAGTACGTTTAACGTGATCGATATTAGTAGCAGACCATTCAAGCAGGTCGCTGTCTATCGCAACAATCTTATCTCTCCATTGCTCTTTCCAGATATTATCTATAAGTGGGCGAATTCCTACAATGAGGCATACGTTGTAATTGAATCAAATGATGCTGGTGCTTTGGTCTGTCAGGGTATCTATCATGAGATGGAATATGAAAATGTCCACATGGAGTCCATGACAAAGTCCAGTGGCATTGGAGTTGAGATGACTCGAAGGACGAAGCGTATTGGTTGTTCAGGATTTAAAGACCTGATGGAGACAAATAAACTTGACATCGTAGACGAGAACACTATACTAGAGATCTCTACATTCGAAGTCAAAGGTGCTTCTTATGAGGCGTCCTCTGGTAACCATGACGACTTGGTTATGAACTTTGTCATGTTGGGTTATTTGACATCAACCACAATGTTCCAAGAGTTGACCGACATTGATGTAAAGAAGATGATGTTTGATCAGAGAATGCAAGAGATTGAGGAGGATGTGCCACCGTTTGGATTCCAAAGCACGTCAATCCAAGAAGAGATAACATACGAAGAGAAACTGGATCCATGGAGCATGTTGGAAAGAAATGATGACTGGTAAACATTTATGGAATCTCTGGGCAAAGGCAGTCGGTGAGAAGACTGGCAAGACAGAGACAGACGCAGATAGAGTCGCGGTAATACGCACTGTCATAGTTGTGGTCAACTTTGTCACCTGCCTGTTCATCATTGCAAACGCAATTCACCACTGGTAGGCGTAGATTGCAATCGGTATAAATAAGAGCATGTGAACGCTCGATGGCGAGTGTCATTCTTATAATGATACATATAATTTTTCGATCGAAACGAGGAAATCAAAATGGCACTTACAACACCTTCTGTTTCTCCAGCAATCGTTATTAAAGAAATCGACCTAACTGGCGTTGCGCCAAATGTCGAAACTTCTTTAAGCGGTATGGTGGGGCAATTCAAATGGGGTCCAGTGAACGATCCAGTACGGGTCCAAAACAAAGAGCAACTTGCAGCACAGTTCGGTGCACCCGACAATCTGCGTTCAGTTGACTACTACTCTGCTGAGCAGTATCTGCGTTACTCTGGCAACCTAATCTTATCCAGACAAGTACACCAAGGTGGAGAACTTGGCGATAGTGCCATGAACGCTACTATGAGCAGTGTACCAGTAAGCATCGAAAACGATAAAGTTTTTGAGACTTATGCTGGAGCACAATTG